TCGATGTTGGTAAGAAACGCCACCCTTCTCATCTTGTGCTATTCCGTAAGCGTGGAGAATACGTACAGCAAATTCATCAATCGTTTTTAGAGGGTTGGAATTATTCAGACCAGATTGAATATCTCAATGATGTCGCTGAGAACTTTAATCTGACTTCTGGATACGTCGATAACACACGAGGGGAATTAGAAGACCGTGGTTTAGATACTCGTTGGAGAGCAATGAACTTCACTCGAAAATCTAAGAATACCATGGCTCAAATTTTCGAGAAATTTATTCACTCTGGTGTTATGAGTCTTATAAAAGATGAACGTCAGAAACAACAAATTCTATCGGTAAGCAATGAGTTAAAAGCACCTGACACTCCTATGGGACATGGGGATGCTTTCTTTTCAATTGCTATGGCGCTTCAAGCAATTAATGATACCGCTTATAAATTTGTTGATTTGGGTAGTGCTACTGATTGGTTTAATGCTGTTAGTCCCGGTGAAACGCCGGAAAGTCGTAAATCTCTTGACGAAAAAAAGGGGGGACAGTATACTGAAGGCTCATCAATAATGAACCCATTACAGATGCAGCCCGTAAACGAACTAGAGAGAGCTATTTCCGCCCCCAATCCTGATTGTAAGGAATTTGTTTGTAACCCTTCTTTCTGGGTACCAGAACGTGGGCTTTGTATTTATTGCGGCTATAGATAATAAAAGGGGGAGGATTACACTATGACAACCACAGTAGCGAAACAAGTCGTGCTTGATATCTTAGAACCAACTGATGAAGTTGAGGAGACGGTTGCTCTTTCAGACCAGTCTAAAGTTGTTTTAGAACATAGATATCTTTTACGAAATTCTGATAATGAAGTAATTGAAACTCCTATAGAATTATTTCGACGAGTAGCTAAAGCTGTAGCCGCTTCAGAGAAAAATTATTTAACGTTGCCGGTTGAGCGTCAATTGGTAGAAAATGATTTTTTTTCTATTATGAAGAATTTGGAGTTTCTGCCAAACTCCCCAACATTAATGAATGCAGGAACTGAGCAAGGCACATTATCAGCTTGTTTCGTTCTTCCCTTAGAAGATTCTATGGGGGGAATTATGAAAGCTGCTCATGATACTGCCATGGTGCAGAAATTCGGGGGCGGGACAGGATTCGCATTATCTAAAATCCGACCCCGTGGAGATAGAATTAAAACCACTCACGGCATCGCTTGCGGCCCTATTGAAGTTCTAAAGACGCTTTCAAGAGTATCCTCAATGATTACTCAAGGTGGTAAGCGTGATGGAGCTAACATGGCTGTTATGTCTATCTACCATCCTGATATTCTTGATTTTATTAATTGTAAGTCTGTTGAGGGCGAAATTCATAATTTCAACATTTCCGTGGGAGTAGATTCTCATTGGATGGAATGTGTAATAGCGGGCCTGGATTACGATTTGATTAATCCTGCGACTCAAGTAATTGCAGGAAGACTTAATGCACAAGAGGTTTTTACTAAAATTGTTGAAGGAGCTTGGCGAAACGGAGAACCAGGAATGATTTTCCTCGACCAAGTAAATACAGATAATCATGTTGCTGATACTTATGGGGACATGATTGCTACGAATCCCTGTGGCGAGCAACCACTATTGAGTAATGAATCTTGTAATTTGGGTTCCATTAATCTGGCGAAGTTTGTGATTCCCTATGAAGGAGCTTTTGATTATCAAGTTCACAAGCGATGGGAAGCTCAGATTGATTGGAAACAATTAGAGAAAGTAACAAGAATTGCAGTCAGGTTTCTCGATAATGTTATAGATGCAAATTATTACGCCACGCCAGAGATTGAAGAAATGACCAAAGCTACAAGAAAAATTGGTCTTGGCATAATGGGATTTGCTGACCTCCTTATTCAACTAAGAGTTGGTTATGACACATTTCATGCCCGAGAAATCGGTGCAACTCTTATGGACAAAATTAGGAGGTGGGCTGACGTAGAATCACTTGAACTTGGTGTTCGAAGAGGAACATTCCCAGCATGGGCAGAAAGTTCATTTAACAAAATTACTGAGGGATATAGAAATCATTGTCGGTTAACAATTGCACCCACAGGTACAATTTCAATGATTTCGGATACGTCAAGTGGTATCGAACCAACTTTTGCTTTAGTCTGGAAGAAACAAAATATTTTGGATGGAAAAACTCTTAATTACATCAATAAATATTTCGAAGCTGACGCAAAGAAATATGGATTTTATTCAGAAAAATTGATGGATTATTTGGCTGAAGGTGGGTCTCTACAAAGTCGAGAGGATGTTCCTCAGTGGGTAAAAAAGATTTATGTTACGGCCCCTGAAATTGCATCTGACGCACACGTTCTTATGCAAGCTAGTTTTCAACCCGCAGTTGATTCTGGAATTTCTAAAACAATTAATTTTGCTAATAGTGCAACGATTGCACAGGTCGAAAATGCATATATATTGGCTTGGGAAGAGAAATGTAAAGGTATCACGGTTTACAGAGCGGGGAGTCGGGAGAAAGAAGTAATGGTTAAAGGAAATACGTCCCAAGAGACACAGTTATCGTTATTTGATTTTAACGGAAACGTGCCTGAAATTCCGCTTGAAGACGCAGTTTGCTGCGCGACTCCCTATATTGTTATGGAGTCTGGCTGTGAAGTATGCAAATCATGTGGATGGAGTGCTTGTCGTATTGCTTAGGTAAATGTTGATTTTTTAGTATAATATAATAGATATGGACATTCTATTCTTACTCTTTCTTATTGGAATATTTATTGGAATGCCTATTGTAACGACTGGGATAGCATATCTTGCCCTCTATTTCTGTCCCCCCACACCTTAAAATTTGGAGTAGAAAAAATGACTCACATAGATAAAATTGCACATGTTGTTCTTCATGTTTCTGATGTAGCTGAAGCTATGACTTTCTATCAAGATGTTCTTGGAATGGAAATTGTACGCTATGATTCCGAAGCAGGAATGGCTTTCATGTCTTTTGGTACTCAACACCATGATATTGGCTTATTCCGTGCCAAAGGTGAGGCAACAAGAGGTAATCTAGGACTTGCTCATGTAGCTATGGTAGTAGATGGTGATTTGATTAATCTTGAAGAGATGCATGACCGGCTTGTAGCAACAGGTACAGAAGTTAGATTAGCTGACCATGGCATGACAAAAAGTGTTTATTTTGCAGACCCAGACGGAAATGGGCTAGAATTATTTGTCGAAGCTATGTCTCAAAGTGAAGGTAAGAAATATATGGCTGAACGTGTTGGACGCGGAGCAGAAACTTTTACTTTTCCTAAACAGGAAGTCGAAACGTTTACAGGGGCTGAGGAATTTTTAGCAGTTCAGAGTTAAGATAGGAGGAGCTAATGCCATTGGGCAACTTGTTTTCAGGAGCAGACCAGCAATACGTAGCATTGACGGACGATACAGGTACATGGAGAATTTTAAATACTTGGCATGAAGATTTAAAACGATTGGATGCGGAGGATGACATTCCTGATGATAGTACGGCAGTAACTCTTTTATCAGAAGGTCAATTTATTGCTTTGATGAAAGAAGCAGCCAGTCAAGGAATTCTTTCTAATGTGTCATTTGCGAGTGGGGACGCTGATTCTGACCAACTTCAAAGTATTTTAGATTCGAAAGAAGAGGAGAATATGGATTTGAAAGATTCAATAACTAATCTGAGAAGTGAATTAGCTCAAAGTAAATCTGCATTAAATGCTAAATCTCCCCATTCTGAAGAATATGATTTGAAAGAGCGAGCTATGGAATCTATTTTAAAGTTGGTGGCTGCACAAGATATGGCTAATTTGAGTAGAGATTAATTATGAAATTATCCGAATACCTTCCTCAAGTTCCTCAACTTTCTCAAACAATGGCTGATTTGAATAAGCAAATTAGTTTATTAGATGTGATGAAAGCTTCCGGTGATTCAGGGCGCGCCCCTACTATAGGTCTAGACCAAATAGTGAATACATGGGTGCGTCATCAGATGGCGTATCGTCAGCAACTTGTTATGGATTTGCAGACGATTGCTATGTCAGTTGAAGAAATTAGGGGGCCACTCGGACATATTACCTCTGAAATTTTCCGAAGAGGGATTGAAATTGTTCCGGATATAGAAAATCCTGACAGCGATGAGAAAACAGTGCTTAAGCATTGGATGCGAGATTGTAACGTATTCGACCAAAGCTTAGAAGAAGTGCTTCGGCAATTTCATTTTGATGTAAATTCATTAGATGATGGTTT